TGACAACCTCGACCATACCACAACTAACAAAGCTGAACCTATTGTGCCTAAGGCACCAGATTATATGTTGGGCCGTGAGAAAACGACTATCGATCCCCGTCGCAACATCATCATTCGATACCGCACTCCCTACTTCCTCTTTGATACCGATTGGCAGAATCCAATAGCATCGCATCAAAATTGGTTGTCACAACGAGCTGCGCGTATGGCATCGATGACTACATTCAGCCTACAGATCCTTGTCAATGGGCGTACTGATATGAAGGTGGGTGATGTTCTCAATTTTGAATACCCATCATTGCGTGGTGAAAAGGACAAAGAGGACACCACAACACATGACAAGTTTTTCAATGGTTTCTTCCTTGTGACGGCTATCAGGCATTTCATTTCGCCCATCAAGCATCACATGACTCTAGAGATTATGAAGGATGGACTCGAAACGCCATCTGACACAAAGGGCTCTACTGATCCAGACACTCTACCGGACACACAAACAGCATGATACCTAACTATGAATCTTTCATTTGGTGGACAGGAGTAGTTGAGGACCGTAAGGATCCTCTGTTCCTAGGCCGCTGTCGTGTACGCATCTTTGGTCACCACAGCAAATTCATCACGCCGTCTGCCGAGACACCGACTGACGCACCATCGGCTGATTACATTCCGATAGATGAATTGCCTTGGGCGTACCCCGTTACCCCCGTAACCTCTGCTGCTATGACTGGCATTGGTGCAGCACCTGTTGGTCCTGTTGAAGGGTCGTGGGTTGTTGGCTTCTTCCTTGATGGCACTGATATGCAAGAGCCTGTAATCATAGGCACCATCGGTGGCGTTGAAATGAAGAACGATGAACAGAAGCCAACGTTAGCCTCAACGGGTGATGGTACACCCGTTGCACCACCAAGCAATACGCCTATTGAGACTACACCAACTGATGCACCTACTGATACAAAGGTAGAGAAGGCAACGGGTGGTGTGCTGGGTCCTCTATCACAAGATGATGTGAACTCGCTCAAAGATGCTCTAGGCAAACGCGAATCAAGCGACAACTATCAGTCTGTCAACACCATTGGCTTTGTAGGTAAGTATCAGTTCGGCAATGCCAATCTGTATGATCGTGGCATGTCAAAATCTACCTCATACAACAATAAGGTGCTCGACAATCCAGATTGTTGGACAGGCAAGTATGGTTGCAACAGCAAGAAGGACTTCCTCAATAATCCAGATGCGCAAGAGAAGTGCATGGATGATGAGCTACGTTCAAACTACAATACGTTGCTGCGCACAGGTGTAATCACCGCAGATTCATCTAAGGAAGATGTTGCTGGCTATCTGTCTGCTGCTCACCTTAAGGGCTGTGGTGGTGCCAAGCAACTGAAAAATGGCAATGACAATTCAGATGCCTATGGTTCATCTGCCTCATCATACTACAAGCTAGGCGCTGCATCGGTTGGTGGTACTGCATCTAAGCCACCAGCAAAAGCACCAGCACCAACGTTAGGTTCACAACCACCTAACTTCCCTCCTTCTAAGCAACAACCACCCGATCAACCATCAAGCTTCGGTGGTGATATTGGATTCAAGGATCCTAATCACGTTTATCCAAAGTTTGACGATCAAGATAAGCGACCAGATACTAACTACCTTGCCTATCGCGACCACATTGACAAGACCCATGTCAAGAAAAAGGAAGATGCACGCAAAAAGGATGTTGAGGTAGCTAACTCTAAGGATGACAAGTGGGACCAACCACTGTCACCATACTTTGCCTCATACCCCTACAACCACGTGATTGAATCAGAGAGTGGTCACGTTGTTGAAATGGATGATACTGATGGCAATGAACGCATCAACATCTGGCACAAGACAGGATCATTCATTGAGATAGACAAGAATGGTACTGAGGTCCATAAGATTGTTGGTGACAATTATCAGATCATAGACCGCAATGGCTTTATCTCTATCGCGGGCAAGTGCAATATCACCATCGAAGGTGACTGCAATCTGTTAGTCAAGAACGATGCCAATATCCAAGTAGATGGTAAAGTAGATGCCAAATACTATGGTGATGTAGTGCAAGAGGTAAGCGGCAAGTACAAACTGTCTGTCAAAGAAGGATTCCACGTTCGGGCTAAGAGTGTGCATTTCGAGACTGAACAGGAGAATGGTGAAGCCTTCACAATCAAGAACAAGGATGAGGCGGGAGCCATTCGCATTCAAACTGCTGGCACCTTTGATGTGCTATCAGAGAAAAACCTGACACTCAATAGCAATTTGAAATTGTCCATTCGTGGTACAGGTACAGAAGTGGCTATCGATGGCCATAAGCTATCATTGCAGAAGCATAGCGCAGAGTTTGCCAAGCCTGTTGAAATCAGTCTGCCTGGTGATGAGGATATGCATGAGCCAGACGAGAAGAAGGATCCAACAGAACCTAGCTTTGATGATCTGCACACCAACCACTATACCGATCTACCAGCATTGTTCTATGATGAACCAGGGTATCCGCCAGAAGAGGTTGATGCACACATTCAAGCAAACATAGACAACGGCAACTACGATAAGAATGATCTGAACAATCCTCCTCAAACGGGCGAGCCAGATACAACGCCGCCACCACCAGAGAAGAAGGAACCAGAGAAGTGTCCTGATGGCTTTGAACAGGCAGACAACTATTCTCCTGCATTGCAGCTATCATCGAGCTTCACGTTGGGACAAGTATCATCTAATGCCGTTGTGTCGAAGTACCCCGTTCAAGATCAACACGGGTTGCGTAAAGGCGCTATTGTATGCAACCTACGCGCATTGTGCAAAACTACGCTTGAGGACATCAAGGCTAAATATCCAAACGTGATCGTTACCTCAGGCTTCAGATCGGCAACAACCTCTACATCAAAGACATCACAGCATGAATTAGGTCAAGCGGCTGACTTGCAGTTCCCAGGCAATGCACCAAAGGATTACTATGACATTGCATGTTGGATCCGCGATAACTGTACCTACGATCAATTGCTCCTAGAATACAAATCAACGGGCACAAGGCTGCCTTGGATCCACGTGTCTCTATCACTAGACGGCAATCGCAAGCAATGCTTGACTATGATGGACAATAAGGTTGCTGCTGGATCACTAAACGATAAGGTGGGCTAATATGAGTGGAACTGCTGGGCTGCTGCCCCTTGTTATACCTTCTGTTATTCTACCACCTACGCCAGACCCAGACAATGGGCCTATCATCACGCCTGACAGCACCTCTATTCCAAAGCTAGGGGCTAGTGGCATCGTAACATCCGTAATAACGTATACGCCTGCTATGAATGTGATAGGCACGGAGGTCAATCCAGATAACGGATTGCCTTGTGGTGACGTTACTGTGGGTGGTACTAATCCCGGTTGGATTAACATCTTGACACAGGGGTTAGTGGGTGGTCTATGGAACATCACAATAGGGCAGAATTGGGTAGTCAAGCCAGACCCAATAGACGGACCATTCACATTTCCCGTACCATACGGATGGTATGATGGCTATACGGCTAACATCCTACTAATCAATGAAGTAGGCACCAACGTTACATGGCCCACTTCGTTTCTCTTTTCCTTAGACAGTGGTGCAAACATAGGAACAACAACCCATCAACACACCTTAGTCACAGGAGTGTATCGTGCGCTTGTTGGCAAATTCATGTGTTCGCACCCAGTGATCTTTAACTACTACGATACAAACATCGAACCATGAGCATTGTAAAAGGTTGCATGTTGTGGGATTGGTATGAAGTTCAGGGTAAGTACCTTGCACTCGCTACCAATCTGGTTTCTTTTCGTTTAGTGACAGCATACACGGGTACAGAAGATCCATATTACATTACTCCCATAGGTAATCCGACTAATCCATATCGCAATACCAATCAAGCATCAATCTTGGGTTCTGGTGGATTCGCTACTAATGTGATTGGTTCTAATCCACCAGCAACTGGTTGGGGTAAGTCACCATTCTCAAGCTATTATGGTTCGGCAACAGATCCTGTGCTGTTCCCAGACAACTATTTCTATACCTATTCAACGTTGCTTTATTGGGATTCGTTGACGGGTTCTATTGATCTTGCTCCAGACTACCCATCACCATATACAGTATCGACAACGCCTTTACCACCTGTTTTAGGTAACGTGACTCCTGTGGTTTCGTCTACCAGTTCGTCCATTAAGGTAGTTACTCCCAATTATCATTCATCTGGCTCTAATCTTTGGATCAATCCAACTAGCATGCCAGCGTATACATCAAGCCCTGACATTGAGCAAATATTTGACTCAAACGGCAACTACCTAACTGAATTGTGGTATCAGTATTCGCCTGCAGGACACTCACCATATACAGAACAATTAGGCACATGGCCAGATGCTATTCACTACGTTCTATCTGGTAGTGATAGCAGCCCTTCTCCAAAGATGATAGCACCATTGAATAGACCTATTTTGGCTATTGGTACAACTCCAACCTACTTCATCTATACACCAGACGACTATTACTATCGCAATTTCAAGTTAGATGGTACGGGTGGACCACCTGTTGCTGGTGTGAATAGATCCGTGCAAAGGGGATTGGTCGATCTAACCAAAATCATCATTCTACCCGACATCAATCTAGATTGGCGCACGTTCATACACTACGTTCCAAATCTATATGGTGGTGGTAACTATCCAGCCAATCAAACTCTTGGATCTCAGGGTCGTGGCAATAACATGCTATGGCGTCCGATAGACCAAATCACATGGGCTATTACTTGGACAACATCGGGTACAGGCCACATTACGGTCGAACCATTCACTGGCTATGGCACTGGTTCTCTAAGGTACGGGTTGACTGCATACACGTGGGAAATCAAATGTTGGAACTCGCTGAATCAACAAATTAGCAATAACTCTTGGAATGGTGGGACTATTTTCTCACCAATATCGGGGTATGGTACCATAACTCCCTACATAGGCTTTACCCAAATCGGTGGTACCGTTTCCTTTGGTACTCAAGGTGTCTACGGCGGCGTTCCCTGGTAGAGATAAATAAGCGCATGACTACAATAAACCTAATCGTCAAAAAGTTCAAGGACATTGATCTGACTCTACAGATCAATCCTCTAACCTCAGATGTCAACACTAAACAGGATGCGGAGGCCATCAAAGCCTCGCTGAAAAACCTGCTTATGACTATGAACTATGAGCGGCCGTTTCACCCCGAGATTGGCTCGCCTATCTATGGGCTATTGTTTGAACCAGCCACGCCAGTAACAGCTAATGTGCTACAGACGGTCATCAAACAAACGATTGAGGCGTTTGAGCCAAGGGCACAACTGAATTTCGTGCATGTCAATCCTCAGCCTGATTACAATTCTTATGATGTAACGGTTAATTTCAACCTCGCTAACTACTATCAACCGTTCGAGGTCAAAGTACTCCTCCAGAGGCTACGCTAAATGGCAGCTAACAATCTAAAAATCTCCTCGCTCGACTTTGACCAAATCAAGTCGAGCATCATTGCCTATCTGTCGGCAGATCCTGCATTCACCGACTACAATTTTGCTGGCTCAGGCCTAAACACCCTCATCGATTTGCTTGTGAGCAACACACACTACCAAGCATTCTATGCTAACATGATGGTGAACGAAGGGTTCCTTAACACAATGGTTAAGCGATCCTCCGTCGCATCAAGGGCTGCTGAATTAGGCTATACACCTAAATCAGCGGTGGGTGCAGAGGCAACTGTAGACATTCAGGTGTTGTTGGGTTCTAATCCGCCACCCGCAGGTGTATATCTGCCTGCGGCAACTGCATTTGGATCATCGGGTTTGAATCAGGCGAGCGGCTATACATTCTACAATTCAACCTCAATGGTTGCTACTGCCGACATCAATGGGCAGTATTGGTTCAGGAATGTGATTATCAAAGAAGGCTCACCAAACAGAACGCGCTTCCTTGTAGACACATCGAATCCAGATCAAGCATTCATTCTGCCTAACGTGCGTACAGATACCACAACACTAAAGGTGTCTGTGCAAAAGTCTGCAACAGACACAACGCAAACAACCTTCAACCTAGCCAACAACTATACCTCAGTCACAGGTACAGATCCTGTTTACTTCCTAGAAGAGGTCGATGGTGAAAAATTCAGAATCTACTTTGGTGACGGTAACATTGGTTTGCCTGTGGTTAATGGTAACATTATTATTTGTGAGTACATGGTTTGCGGCAGCACGGGCGCAAATGGCATATCTAAATTCTCTATCGGTGCCTCCCTCTCTGCCACTGATAGTGGTAACTCCTTCCGTACTAGAGTGGATACGGTAGCAGCCGCTGCTGGTGGCTCTGACATTGAGTCCATCGATAGCATCAGATTCTATGCACCCAAGGCATGGACAGCACAGAATAGATTGGTGACTAAGGATGATTACGAACACTACATCCTAAACATCGTGCCTAACATCGAATCAGTATCGGTGTGGGGTGGTGAAAACAACATACCTCCTCAATATGGTAAGGTGTTCATATCCCTCAAGCCATTATCAGGATTCACATTCTCGGATGTGGCAAAGGCTAACATTGCAGCTAACTTCATCAACAACAAATCGTTGGTGTCAATCATTCCAACGTTCATTGATCCTGAATACATCCACGTAGGCGTTGAGACCTCGGTCAAATACAATGCACAAATCACCAACAAGACCGATAATGCTGTCGCAACAGTAGTGGCTGCGGCTATTCAATCCTTCTTCAACAATGAAATGGAGAAGTTCGGCAAGAACTTCTACTTCTCACAATTGGTCAATGCTATTGACAATTCAGATCCATCCATTGTAGGCTCGCTGACCTCAGTCACACTACAAAAGAGATTGGTGCCATCGTTGTTTAGAACCATCGGCTATACAGTCACATTCGCACCAAACAAGATTCATCCTTCTAAGCTTTCAACGAGCTGGTTCTCATGTGTCATCAATGGCCATCAGTATGATAAGGTTCAGTTCACCGATCTACCAGATCAATTGAATTTCAGTTCCTCATACAACGGCAGTGGTGCATTGCAGCTAAGGGATTCAAGTGGCAATCTGATTCTTGCTAATGTAGGCACCATTGACTATGCCACAGGCATCATCACAGTATCGCCGCTAGAATTGATTGCGGTTGAAGCTAACGATGGTACTATCCGTTTCACAGTATACCTACAAGAGGACTCGCTTGATGTGGTGACTGTACGCAATAACATCATCGTGCTAGATGATACTGTAGCCGATCCGTTAGCTGGTATGAATGTTAACGGCCTCGTTGTGACTGCTGGTGCAGCATGAGCAATCCAAAACAACTCTGGCTCCATGTCCAAACACAGTTACCTGATTACATCAGGGGTGATCCTGCCTATGCGCAGCTATTGAAGTTCCTAGAACTGTATTGGGAATGGGCGCAGCTAGAAGGCTCAAACAATCCAGTAGAATTGATTGCTAATGCTGAGGCAAACAAGACCATCGATGCCACCATCGATGCCTTTGTAACCTATTTCGCACAGACATACCTAGATGATTTTCCATTGATCTATGATCCAGCTGAGGCATCACCAACTGTCAAGGCCCACAAGCGGGCACAGATATGTAGGCTCATCAAGCATGCGGATGAATTGTATGTGTCAAAGGGTATGGAAGATTCCTTCCGCACCGTATTCCGTGTGCTGTACGATGAGGAGATTGATCTGTTCTATCCAAAGACAGTCATTCTCAAACCATCAGACGGACATTGGCGTGAGGATATCACAGTCAAGATAACAATAGATTCAGGAGACATCAATGCCTTTGATCTAGAATATGGATCTGCATCGGTGGTTGAATCTGTTGATGCAGCTGGCACAATCCTTACGGGTGGTCGAGGCACCATTGAATCTATTGTTGCTGTCAATACCTATCATGAGCTATACTTCACACCAGGCTCGCTAGTCAACATCACCAAAGAGTATCAAACAACGAGCGGCAAGACCGCACCATTCTCACCGGGCAATAAGGTTCAACTGACAATGGGCTCGACATCCGTTGTTGGTACGATATTGCCTGTGGTTTCGGTAACGTCTGTGGCAGATGCCGTAGGTGGACATTTTGTAGGCGATGTCATTACGGCTGGTTCGTCTATGCCTGTCTTAGACACCAACACCAAACTCGTAGTCAAAAGCGTAACGGCTAATGGCACCATCAAGGCGTTCAATGTAGTGCAGAGTGGTTGGGACCTAACACCCGATCAAACAATCCTTTATGATGCGGCATTGAATGTGGTTGGCTCATGCACAGTAGGTGGTCTAACATACTATCCAGGCGCATACAAAACGGTCGAAGGAGTCAACCCAGGCTTCCTATCAGATCAAATCAAGGTGCGAGGCCCGCTATCAATCAAGAGTCTCCCATACGGTCATACGCCTGATGAATACTATCAAGAGTTCAGCTATGTCATCAAAAGCGCCGTTAATCCAGATGAATGGGAACCTACGATCAGGGCGCTGCTACATCCGGCAGGCTATCAGGTGTTTGCCAATGTGCAGTTTCAACCTCTATCAACAGGTGGTTCGGATCTGCTTGGCCTCTATCGCTACAATCAAGACAATGTAAATGACCTTGATGCCTATTCAGATTACAAGTATCATGTGGTCAATGTGATACCATTCAGCACGGCAGATGTGGTGTTCACAGACTCAAAGGCACCAACGCCGTTGGGCCCTACATTGCAGAGTCTCAACCGATTCATGTATACCTTCCCAGCCTATGCGGGTGGCAATCAGCCTTACGGTGCGCAGATACCTTCATCAGTATCAGCAACACCCGCGCTATCCCTTGTCGCATGGCACAGCTCGTCGGTGGGTACAACACCTAACTCGGTGTTCGCAAATCTAATCGTAGGCAATTTCTTTGCCGGCAATGCACCAAAGGTCAAGAGTAATGTCATGCCTCAGCCATACGTCATAGTGTCATAAATAATGACAGCACAATCGGAGAATCTATAATGGCAAGTATCATCACCAATCAATTCCGTCTAAGCAATCTCAAAGCCCTTCAAGCCGCGATTGCAGATACAGTAAACAATTCCTTCTACCTTTGTTTGGGCAAGGCTCTGCCTTGGGCAGATGAAGCTAACCCCGATGTGCCCAAGGATACCAACGATCAAATCAGGGCATTCTGGGACTATGCATTGGCGGGTAAGAAGGTGCTATCGACCAATACCCGTCAGGGCATCTTCCTTAGGCCCTGGGTCTCGGGACAGTTCTATGATATGTTCCGCAATGACATCGATGGCACGGTTGCCACAAAGAACCTAGACGGTACGGCAAGGAGTTCTAATCCCGCCTCGCTGTTCGATTGCAATTACTTTGTCATCAACCCAGCCAACCTCAACGTTTACATTTGCCTCTATAATCGTTCCCACACCACGAATCTGCAGGTGGCTTCGACAGACAACTCATTCCTAACCGATACATCGGCCAACGTCATTCATGGCTCGGATGGCTATGATTGGAAGTATATGTTCACAGTGCCATCGGGTGATGCGGCGCTGTTCAACACTCCATCATTCATCCCAGCCTCCACTACAGGCTCGGCGGCACTGGTCGCTGGTGGTATCTACAATGTCTTGGTTACAACGGCTGGTGCCTACACGGTTGCTCCTACTGCAACGGTTGTTGGTGACGGCACCGGTGCAGCCGTTACGGCTCACATTGCAGGTGGTGGTGTAGTCTGGTGTGAAGTAACGAATCCAGGCTCTGGCTACACTCATGCCAAGATCAATTTCACGGGTGGTACGGGTGCCGGCGGCACGGTTGCAGTTCCGGTGATCGGAACCCGAGGCGGCATCGGTTCAGCCCCTGCCGATGAATTAGGTGGTATCTACCTAATCATTCAGCAAAAGTTCATTGCCGACGAAAGCGGTTCGGGTTCTAAGTTTACCGTTGCAAATGATTTTAGGCAAATCGGTCTGCTCAAGAATCCAACATTGACCTCAACCCTAGTCACCTCAGATGCGATCAGGCTGTGCAGGTCTCTGGTGCTGACGACAGATCCAGGCTCATTTACCGCCGACGATACGTTGACAGGTGGTACGAGTGGGGCCAAGGGCAAGGTGGTAGACTATATTGCGGCATCCAAGACCATACGCTATAACCTAGACGTATCTATCGCCACATCGGTTCTGGGCAAAGATTTTGCGGTGGGTGATGTGGTAACCGATGCTCATGCCCACAGCGGTACGGTTGCAACCTCAGGTGTACACGGTCCCGAGGTTGATCTGAACACCGGCGCGTTGGTCTATTTTGAGAATCGCAAAGCAATTACCCGTTCATCCTCACAAACTGAGGACGTAAGAATCATAGTGGAGTTCTAGGAATGAAAACCTTTCGCCAAATAGCCGAAGAGGTTAAAGAAGATCAAGCCGTATGCGTATCGGTCCCGCTGTTCATCAAGATCCTAGAATGGGCAAGGGAAGAGGCTAAAACCGATGAGGCGCTGCACGAGCTTACCGAACGGTTGATGGATGTCAATGAGGACGAATGGCCCGCTGATATGGACGACTACGCATACTTGGTCGGCAAAGGATCCAAAGACCGGGATTAGGATACAATGAACATCAACTACAGAATGTGGAATCGAATCGGCAAAGCCATATCGCTCGGCGCGTTCTCTTTGGTATTTTTGGAACTCACCGATATAAACGAGCTGCTTTTCCTTCTTCATCATGAGCTTGAGCGGCACGGTGGTCTGTGGCAGCCTTTAACCGAATGGGCTGCGGCCTCGGTCTTCTGGTACGGTTTCTGTGCGTCGGTCAGGTGGGCAATCAAGAAAAACGGCCCCGAAGGCTGAGGGCGATCAACCGATGTACCTCTTCCTAATCACGGATTACAAGGGCAGAACGGCTCTGGGCCAAGGCCAGGAACTCCTCTCCTTTTGGCCCGAAGTGGTAAAGAAAGCCCAAGAAGGAGCAATGGATCAGGTATCAAGAGCGGTCAGGAGATATGGCCCAGCCCGGTTCGAGGTAAAGCTGCTAGAAGAAGTAGAGGATCAGTATGCGGATAGACGTTTATCCTTCTACAAAAGGAGACTATTAAAGGATCCCATAGTAGAAGATACGCAGTTGAATCGGCAAAGGCTGGTAGAGGTAACGAATATAGAGACTGGTGAGAAGTTCCTAATACAGAATAGGAGAGAATTCTGTAGAGAGAACAAGTTGAGCGTGGGATCCTTTCATAGAGTGATTGCGGGCGAACGAAAAAGAACAGGCAAATGGACGGCAAGGGAAATAGGGGAAATTGGTGGCGATGCGGTTAATGGTGGGTGGGTCGAGCGGCAGGATAAAGGT